ATATTGTTAAACAATTTACTTTAGTATTAATAATTTTATTAATGTCAAATCTTTCAGCCATTCCTTGTAATGTTTAGTTCATAAATATCAGCAAATATAATAAAAACCTTTAAAACCTGCGTTAACGGATAACGCTTTTATTGGTAGGTGTATCATTGTTATATTTCTTTTAAAATCGTTTCTAAATCTTTTTTCAATCGTTCGTTTTCACGTTCTAAGTTGGTTATATATGCCAAATTAACCTCGTTTTCTTCTTTCTTTTTCTTTATTTCATTTAGTTCCTGTATTAGTTGTAAATTTTGATACGTTAAATTATTTGAAAGCATCAAGCTTGCTCTATATTCTTTTTCTAGCGTACGAAGTGTTAAGAGTGATTCTGATACATCACTACTACTTTTAGTCATTGAATCGATTAAATCGCTTCTTTGTGGGTTCTTTTCGCGTATTTCATCAACACTTAAATTAATTTTTAAAATTGTTAGCTTTAATTTCTCAATAGCTACATAAATATCTAATTCGTTTATCATCGTTTTTTGGTTTTAAAATGGAAATTCTTCATCAATTGGGTTTATATGCTCATTTACTTGCCTTCCTATCGCCTGGAAGTCTACAGAAGGAACTTTTATTTCTTCAAGTTGAAATTGTTGCGTGTGAATACTTCTATTTGCATAAACTTTTTCACCTAATTGATTAAGCATGTAGTATTGGTAACGCTGCAAATCCAGATATAAAACGTATGTACCAACTTTTGAAGTTCCTTTTGGTTTCGCTTTAGCCACTCTTACGTGAACTTCATTTTCTTCATACATTTTCCCATTCTCATCTAAAACTCCGTAAGGTGGTCGCCAAATCATTAAAATTGTCAAACCTTTTCTAAACCATACTTGACCTCCTGCCAAATCTCGTGCTGTTGGCATTGGGTAATATCGTTTATTATCCTTGTTTACAACAGCTTGTTGATCGCGAACGTGGTTAATTATACAATTATGCCTTCCTGTCTTTCGTGCGTTCTTTCTGACCAATCCAAGTATTCTACTTAAATACTTATCTTCTCTTCCCAAATCCTCTGGTAAAAATCTTTCTGTCAATTCGTTCCAAGGGTCAATAGTAGTTGTGTGAAACTTTGTATTTAAATCGCTTTCAATTTTATCGCAAATGGAATAAAACATATCAATTGTCAAATCTTCATCTACTGGATCAATTATAACAAAATGTTCATTTATGAAGTGTTCAGCTTTTATTTTCTCTCTTTCGCTCATTTCAAATCCGTTTGATTTAACGTAAGGCTTTCCAATAAATTTGAAACACAATTCGCTAAATATTTCTTCGGGACTTCCTGTTTCTGGTGAAAAAATTATGTGCTTCCAATTGTAAATGCAACTTAGATTGATAAGCATTTCAAACCATATCTCAGTTTTACCACTTGCAGGACTTGCACCAATGTAAGTCGTACATCCTTCTTTGATAGTTAGTGAAAATTCATTAAATGCCCAACCGATAGATTTACCCCTTTGCACTCCAACCTCTCTAAGTTGAGAAAGTTGTTGTTTAGTGTCGTCTAATCTCTTGTACATTTTAATTCAAATCGTTTTGTGGTATGTAAACGCTTTTTTGTTTTGATGAGGTTTTGTTTACGTAATTTTGAAAATTAGCGTTAATAAGAAAGTGTTTAGGTGATGCAGTATCGTTTGCTTTAATCCATTCGCTTTCCATCATCATATTAAAAGCGTGAACCCAATCGTTACCATCTGGATAAATTTTCAATAATTCTTTGTAATTATTTAAATCAGTCTTGTCAAGTTTTTTAAACTTACCTTCTTTACCTTTATGATTAACCATTCTTTTGTTAAACCAAGAAATAAATTTTTCTATAATTTCTTTATCAGTCAAAGTTTTATTTTGAGATTCTGAATTAAAAGTTGAAGTTTCGTCAGAAACTATATTATTTAATTCTTCTTTCTCTTTCTCTTTCTCTTTCTCTTTCTCTTTCTCTTGTACCGAAGGGTGTTTAATAGGGTGTTCGGTACCACCTTGGCAAGGGTCTTGCAAAGGGTTGAATGTAGGGTCTTTTGTTTTATCAAAATATCCTTTTATTTGCTTGTCAATAGAGTGTTTTTGAGATAGATAGGCAAACTTAACCATTCCCGTTAATTCTGTTTCTATTCCTGTAAATTGTCTTTTAATCAAAGCATCGTAAAACAATAATCTATCTTTGTCAGATAATTCACAAGCTACTTCCCAATAACTAGTGTAAAAATTAAATGCTTTTCTCATTACTTCATCTCTTTATGTAATAAATGTAATGCTCCAATTAAACGAAATACATTTTTTTTATTTAAATGAATACTAATCCATTCATCACTATTTTTGTAGTGTCCCATTGAAAATACCGTATTTTCCTCTAATACAATATCCCCGTCTTTTTCTTGTATTAATTCAATTTCTAAATCAATACCATCATTTGAAAATTTGTAAATCATAATAAATAAATTTAATTAAATAAAAAATCCCCATCAAAATGCAGGGGTCGGAAGCCTACAAAATGACAGGGCAATATCTTATATGTTACTATGGTTTCCGACCTAACACGGAACAAATATAGTAAATTTTATTTAAAACAAACTAAGTTGATTGTGTTTTTTTGCTTTCGTTTCGCTCTTTTTTCCATAGCTGTATCACTGCTATTGACTTATCCAGGTCTTCATCGAATACACCTTTCTTTTCGGCTCTCTCTAATCTTTTTACAATATCAAAAAGGTAAGCATTCCAACTTCTTTCTTGTGCAACTTTATACAAAGTTCCTTTTGAATTATCGTAATGTTTCGGAGTATTTATTTCCATTATTTTAAAATTAAAAGTGTTACTAAACCAACTATTAGCACTCCAGAAGTTACTAACATAATAAACATAGCTTTTATCAATCTATATTCATCTTCTAAATTTGGATCACGTTCAAACATATTAAAAATGTTTTGGTATTTTTACTTTTTCAATTGCTTTCTTCAACTTTCCAAGTGTGTAAGCATAGTTATTATCCTGCTTTTGATTCAATTGGTCTGTTAAATCTTCACATAATTTTTCAATGTATGTGTATAGTTCTAAATTATCTAAAAGAAATTTATTATCTATACTTAACTCCTCAAACGAAAACATCGCTTGATTTAGCAATAAATGTATTTGATATACTTTTTGTAGTTCGTTTGCTTTCATAACTTTTCTATTTCTTTTTTTACTCCTTGCCAATAATCAATACGTATATCATCACCTACATCGTTATTGAATTTATAATCAATTAATTCTTGAATTATTTCATCAACTGCAATTAATGCTTGGTATTTTGCTCTAATATTTGCAGTCATTACTGCATTTTCTTTTCTTAATTTATTGTATAATTCTATCGCTTTTTCTTTCGCTTTCATTTTTTCCACCAAAATTTAATTAATATTTCTTTTCGTGTCGCATTTACGAAGGTAAACTTACCATCAATCCTCTGTAACCATCCTTTGTTTTCTAAGGCTCTTTTATATCCACATATTCTGCACTCGATACACACTCCTTTATCAGATTCACGTTGGTATGTTGAATGGTTGATATGATACATAAACAAAGGATATTTACGTTTACAACTAAAGCAACATTTTCTTTTAATCATATACTTATTTCTTTTAATTTTTTAACGTAAGCTAAATGTGCTGCTAATTCACAATTAAAATAACCTAAATAAATTGTTTTTTTGCAAATATTTATTGATGACATCCATCTATTATGCGTTTTATGCCAAGTAACACCTGTATATTTTGAATAACCTCTTATTCTTTTAGAGGTATTTTCACGTTGTGAGATTAATTGTAGATTATCTAACCTGTTATTTATTCTATTATTATCTATATGGTCTACTACTATTGCGCTTGTTCCGTCAGGTTTGTGTCCTAAGAAAGCCATTGCAACAAGTTGATGCGTTCGATAATGTTTAACTTCACTATTTTTATTAATATTAAAACTCAAATATCCACCTCTAACTATTGTTCCTTTTACTATTTTTTCTTTAGTAATAAAGTATCCGCCACCCATACAATTTCTTTTTCTTGGTAAACTTTTAATATTACCCATGTTACTGACTTGACATAAACCTTCATATCCTGGTATATCTTTCCAAATTTCATTTATCTTCATACTTCATTTTATAATACAATTCTCCTACTGTTGTTATTTCTTTAATAGCTTGTGATTTTAACTCGTCCAGGTGCATTAAAACGTAGTTAATAGCTATTATTATTTCTTTCTTTTCGTGCATTACTTTTCTAATTCTTTAAGTAATAAATCAGCTAATTCAACTGCATATCGTACACTACAACCTATACTTTCATATTCAGACCTGCCTGCGCATAATCCTTGCATTGCTAATCCTGCAAAGTATTCACGTTTAGTTAGTCCGTGCATTCTTTCCATTTCAGAAGTACTTATCGCAACAGAGTAATCAAATGCTGGTTTGTTTCCATTTTCCATAATTATTTCTTTTCGTGCATTACTCAATCAATTAGAAATACGACTTATCAATTTTCTAACAGCAATATACTGTTCCATTTTTACAAGTGAATGACTTTCTAAAAGTGGATTTCGCAAACCAAAGCGTAAATTTGTTTTATCCGCTTCGATTACTAATTTTAATTTACTCATCATTTCGGGATAAAAGCCATCTAAAGCATTGTTTACAACATTAACAGCGTGAATAACTGTTGCGTGGTTACGTTCAAACGATTTTCCTGCGCTTTCTAATGACTTTCCTGCTAATCTATACCAAGCCATTCCGATTTGTCGCCATATCGCAAATTCCTTTTTCTTGTTTTTTGAATTTAATTCATTAATCGAATAAGGGCAAACCATCCAAAACGTTTCAACGCTTTTTACTTTCCCCATTTTTTTTGCTAGTATTACTTCCTGTGGTGTTGCTTTGTACATCTTCTTAAATATTAATCCATTTAACCTTTGATTTCACTTTTATAGGATATAGTTTCCTGTGTATCATTTGACCAAATTTCAATTCAATTTCGTGGTCAATTTCTTGCTTTTTGTTTTTACAAACGTTTACAGGAGTGATTCCAACAATATCACTTATCTCCTTGTTTGTTTTTCCTTGGTCGGATAGTCGCTTTATCGCTATCCTTCGCATTTGGATAAATTCCCTATTTGCAGGAATGTTTACTTTGAAATAGTTTTTCATCTGTTATATTTATTTTATGATTAATGCTTTTCTTATTTTATTATCATTTACCTTGTTTGGCAATTTACTTAGATACTTAATGAATTGTTCACGTGTTTGTATTTTAAATGTAGACTCAGGGTGTAAATAATATCCTTCATCATCTATACATATTTCATTGTTTTCCAAATTATTCCAATACAACACATCTAACACGTAATCTACAATTGATTTATCATCACCTTCACCCCAATAATCAACTGTTCCAAAATGCAATTCAGGCACATATTGTCGATATCTATATCCTGATTTACTTTTATATCTTTTTTTGTTCAAACATTTAAAACTTTCCCAATAAAAATTTTTAATTTCAAAATCTTTTAAGA